TCATGCAGTCCGATGAGCGCGCGTTTAACGCTGAGTTCGTGGTCAGAAAGAACTTTGACCCTGCCGGCGTGACGCGGCGCATGGTTGAGGTGGCCAAGGAGGCTGATCAGGACGCGGCATTCATCTCCAAGGTTATGCCGCAGCGCACGGCAGAAAGCCGACCGGGCGTTGAGATCTATTTCCGCAATCGGCAAGATCCAGACTTCGCGCGCCGCCTGTCCGACAGGCTGACGCAGTACGGTGTCGATGGGTTCACCTTTGTCACCGACAGCCGCGTGATGGATCGCCCTAGCGCGCAGGCTGGGATGGCAGACGAGGCCGTCGCCGGCATCAATGGTTTGCGCTTCCAATACATCCCAGAATTCGATATGGGTAGGGATGCGTGGGCGGCAATGTCGCCTGCCGAAAAGGCAGCAAAGATCGACGAGGTCGAAGATCTGTTCACGAATATCGCAAACGATATACAGAAAACAGAGCAGGGCATAAGCGCTGCAAACCTCATGCACTATGAGACAAACGTGATCGAGAGGGATCAGTACGATGGACTACTTGGAGCGCCAACTGCAACGTCTAATGGCCAACGGTGAGGGCAAAAGCCCGATGGCCCGTTCTCTGCGTGATCAGATCGCTGCGCAAGAGCGCGGCGAGAGCGCGCAGGACATGTACATCACCGGCATGATGAAGCGAGATCCTGAGCAGGGCAAGTGAACTTAGACATCCACACGCCTCGCTGGGCGCTGCCGATCCTGCAACGCGAGAGCGCCCGCTACATCGGGGCGTTCGGCGGGCGCGGATCTGGCAAGTCAACCTTCTTCGCCGAATGGATCGTGGAGCGGTGCGTGATGCGCAAGACCGACGTGGTCTGCGTGCGCGAGGTGCAGAAGTCTCTGAAGCAGTCGGTCAAGAAGCTGATCGAAAACAAGATCGAGGAATTGGGCGTCGGTCATTTGTTTCAGGTGCAGCAGGCCGAGATCAAATGCCCGCACGGCGGCGTGATCATCTTTCAGGGCATGCAGAACCATACAGCCGACAGTGTAAAATCGCTCGAGGGGTTTGACATTGCGTGGGTCGAGGAGGCCCAGTCAATCAGCCAGTTCTCGCTGGATCTCCTGCGCCCGACCATCCGCAAGCCCGGCTCGCAACTGCTGTTCAGTTGGAACCCACGCTTTGACACCGACCCCATCGAGGGCTTGCTGCGTGGGCCAACGCCGCCGCCAGACAGCGTGATTGTCGAGGTGAACTATACCGACAACCCGTGGTTTCCTGACGTTCTCAAAGACGAAATGGAATACGACAAGCGGCGTGATCCAGACAAATACCTGCACGTCTGGAAGGGCGAGTACGTCCGCAACAGCGAAACCCGCGTGTTTAAGAACTGGACCATTGAAGACTTCGAGGCACCGCCTGATGCCGTCCATCGCCTCGGCGCTGACTGGGGCTTTGCCACCGATCCGACCGTTGGCATCCGCTGCCACATTATAGGACGGAAGCTATATATCGACTATGAGGCCTATCAGGTGGGCTGCGAGATCGTTGACACGCCTTCGCTGTTCATGACGATCCCCGAGGCTGAACGCTGGCCGATGGTGGCCGACAGCGCGCGGCCCGAGACCATCAGCCACATGCGCAAGAACGGCTTCCCGAAGATCATGCCGGCGGTCAAGGGGCCGAAGTCGGTTGAGGAGGGCGTCGAATGGCTGAAGTCTTTTGACATCGTGGTGCATCCGCGCTGCAAGCACACCATCGATGAGTTGACGCTCTACAGCTACAAGACCGACCGGGACACGGGCAGCATCTTGCCTGTGCTGGAGGACAAGGAAAATCACGTAATCGACGCGCTGCGCTATGCCTGCGAGGGCGCACGGCGGGTGGCAAAGCAGGACAAACCGAAGGCCCGCCTTGTCCCCGTCAGCATGCCGATGGCACGGTGATTGATATTCAGATCGACCTGCCGTATACTTCGGCCCAAATATCCAGCGAAAGGCGCGCAACTTGGCCCGCATGACCAGAGACCAGCGGCTTGCAAATGTTCATGCCGAAGCGATGTCAGAGTTTGACACCATCCAAAGCACCATGCGCGATGAGCGTTTGCAGTGCCTGGAGGATCGCCGCTTTTACTCGATCTCGGGCGCGCAGTGGGAGGGCAACCTTTATGAGCAATATCTAAACAAGCCCAAGTTTGAGGTGAACAAGGTTCACCTGGCCGTCATGCGGATCATCAACGAATACCGCAACAATCGCATCACGGTTGACTTCGTGAGCAAGGACGGCACCGACGACGACAAGATGGCCGACGTGTGCGATGGCCTGTTCAGATCCGACGAGCAGGACAGCGGCGCCAATGAAGCGTACGACAACGCATTCGAGGAGGCTGTCGGCGGTGGCTTCGGTGCGTTCCGCCTGCGTGCTGTCTACGAGGACGAATACGACGAAGAGAACGAAAAGCAGCGCATCCGCATTGAGCCGATCTACGACGCGGATACGACCGTGTTCTTCGATCTGGATGCCAAGCGCCAAGACAAGTCAGACGCGCGCATGTGCTATGTGCTGACGGCGATGACGCCAGATGCCTACCGCGAAGTCTGGGAAGATGACCCGACCACTTGGCCAAAGGGCATCGAGCAGGTGGCGTTTGACTGGGCGACACCTGATGTCGTCTACGTTGCCGAGGTCTACCGCGTCGAAGAGGCGTCGGAACTGATCCGCATCTTCCAGACCCTCGACGGGCAGGAAGAAAAGTATTTTGAGCGCGATTTCGAGCAAGATCCTGAACTGGAGACGATGCTTGAGGCTGTCGGCACCAAAGAGATCCGCCAGCGCCGTGTGAAGCGCCGCAAGGTGCGCAAGTACATCATGAGCGGCAGCAAGGTTCTGGAGGACAGCGGCTACATTGCCGGCGATCAGATTCCGATCATTCCCGTCTATGGCAAGCGTTGGTTCGTGGACAACGTCGAGCGGTGCATGGGCCATGTGCGTTTGGCCAAGGACGCCCAGCGGCTGAAGAACATGCAGCTTTCCAAGCTGGGCGAGATCAGCGCGCTTTCGACTGTCGAGAAGCCGATCTTCACGCCCGAGCAGGTGGCCGGCCACGAAATGATGTGGTCCGAGGACAACCTCAGAAACTATCCCTACCTGCTTCTGAACACCGTGACCGATGCCAACGGCGGTGAGACGCTTGCTGGCCCGGTCGGCTACACCAAGCCGCCGCAGATCCCGCCTGCGCTGGCTGGCCTGTTGCAGATCACCGAGCAGGACATGAGCGATCTGCTGGGCAAGCCAGATGCTGCCGAGGAGGTTGTATCCAACGTCAGCGGCAAGGCTGTGGAACTGATCCAGCAGCGCCTGGACATGCAGACCTACATCTACATGTCGAACATGGCCAAAGCCGTGAAGCGTTGCGGTGAGGTATGGCTGTCGATGGCGCGTGACATCGTGGTCGAACCTGGCCGCAAGATGAAGTCGGTGGGCCTCGGCGGCGAGTTGTCCAGCATTGAGATCGGCAAGCCGATGCTCAACCCCAAGACCGGCGAAGTTGAATACGAAAACGACCTGTCCAATGCCAAGTTCGACGTGGCTGTGGATGTCGGCCCGGCCTCGGCCACCAAGCGCAGCGCCACGGTTCGCGCGCTGTTGGGCATGATCCAGATCGCGCCAGATCCTGAGACGCAGCAGGTGCTGACATCGATGGCCATGATGAACATGGACGGCGAGGGCATCGGCGAGGTGCGCGCCTACTTCCGCGACAAGCTGATCAAGATGGGCGTCATCCAGCCGACCGAGCAGGAAGGCGAGAAGCTGCTGGCCGAAATGCAGGCAGCGCAGCAGCCAGATCCGCAGGCGCTTTACCTGCAGGCCGCCGCGATGGAAGCGCAGGCCAAGGCTGGTCAGGCTCAGGCCAATACAGAATACACCTTGGCGCGTGCGGAAGAGACCCGCGCCAAGACCGTTGAGGTGCTTGCTGGCATTCAGCAGAAAGAGCGCACCAACGTGGTGAACACGGCGAAGGCTCTGCAAGAGACCGTCGCCACCGGAATGCGGCAACCGCCCAGCCGCACAATGTAATGGGTGAGAAAATCGCGAGGATCGCATGACTGAATTGGCAGAACAGATCGAAGAGGACTTTGAAGTTGAGGCTGAAGAAACTGAACTAGAGGCCGAAGATGCCGAGATGGCAGACGAGGCTGAAGGCGAAGGAGAAGAGGCCGAAGACGAAGAGGTCGTCATTTCGATTAACGGGGAAGCGCCAGCCCCGGAAGAAGATGAGGAGGCCCGCGCGCCCGATTGGGTTCGTGACCTTCGCAAGCAGTATCGTGAGGAGAAACGTCGAGCCAAGGAACTTGAACAGCGTCTAGCGCAGGTCGAACAGCGGAACACACCTGGGGTCGCGCCCCTTGGACCGAAGCCAACGCTTGAGAAAGCCGATTACGACACCGACCGATATGAGCGGGAATTGACCGCATGGTACGACAAGAAGCGCCAGCACGACGACCGTGAGGCTGCCATGAAGTCTGAACACCAAGCTGTTCAGAAAGAATGGGAGCGCAAGTTGGAGGGCTATCAGGGGGCGAAGGCCAGCCTGAAGGTGCGTGACTTTGAGTTTGCCGAGGATGTCGTTCAAGACACCCTCAGCGTCATGCAGCAGGGGATGATTGTGCAAGGTGCCGAAAACCCGGCTCTTGTCGTTTATGCTCTGGGCAAGAACCCGAAAAAAGCGAAGGAAATCGCTTCCATCACCGATCCCGTGAAGTTCGCCTTCGCGGTTGCGAAATTGGAGACGCAGTTGAAGATCTCGAACCGTAAGGCTCAATCGTCACCCGAGCGCAAGATCAGCGGCACCGCCCGCCCGTCTGGCGCGGTTGACAGCACCCTCGACCGCCTGCGGTCTGAAGCAGAAAAGACTGGCGACTATTCCAAGGTTTTCCAGTATAAGAAGCAGAAGGCCAAGGGCTAAACCCCCACATGAAGGACCGCTAAAATGGCGAACTCGTTTAGTAAGGAAGAGCGCGTAGCGTTTGAGAACATCCTCGAAGGCTTCAACGACGCTCTTGTTATGTCGCGCAACGTGTCGGTGTACAACACCGACGGCTCGATGATGGAACGCACCAACGACGTGATCTGGCGTCCGCAGCCCTACATTGCGACCTCGATCAACGGCGCACCGCGTACCGACATCTCGTCGCAGTTCGTTGACTTCACGCAGCTTGCTGTCCCGGCAACTCTCGGCTTCAACAAGACCGTGCCGTTTGCTCTGGACGCTCTGGAACTGCGTGACCAACTGCAGGAAGGCCGCCTTGGTGACTCCGCAAAGCAGAAACTTGCTTCGGACATCAACGTCGCCATCATGAACGTGGCTGCTGCTCAGTCCACGATGGTCGTGACCCGTTCCGGCTCTGCCGGCGGCTATTCGGACGTGGCTGAATGCGATGCCGTGTTCAACGAGCAGGGCGTGCAGATGTTCGACCGTTATCTGGCGCTGTCTTCGCGCTCGTATAACGGCATGGCGTCGGATCTCGCTGGCCGTCAGACCATGACGGGCAAGCCGACCACCGCCTATGAGCGTTCGTTCGTCGGTGAAGTCGCTGGCTTCCAGACCTACAAGATGGACTATGCCAACCGCATCCTGGGCAACACCACCCCGGTCGGTGACATCACCATCAACGGTGCGAACCAGTACTACACCCCGCGTGCGACCTCGACCGCCGGCACGGGTGAAACCAACAACGTGGACAACCGTTATCAGTCGCTCAACATCACGTTGGCTGCTGGCGCTGTTGTGCGCGTTGGTGACTGCTTCAAGTTGGCCTCGGTCAACGCGTTGCATCACATCACCAAGGGCGACACTGGCCAGGCCAAGACGTTCCGCATCATCTCGATCACCTCGGGTGGCGGCACTGCAGGCAACAACACCGTTGTCATCTCCCCGCCGATCATCTCGGCTCAGGGCGGCACCGATGCTGAACTGCAGTACAAGAACGTCTCGGCCACCCCGGCCAACGGTTCGACCGTCACCATCCTGAACGTGGACGCTGCCGACATTAACGTGTTCTGGCAGAAAGACGCTCTGGAAATCCTGCCGGGCCGTTACGCAATCCCGACCAACGCTGGCGTTGACGTGATGCGTGGCACCACCGATCAGGGCATCGAACTGGTGATGCAGAAGTTCTACGACATCAACACCGCCATCACGAAATATCGTATGGACACGTTCTTCGGTGTTGTGAACAAGCAGCCCGAAATGTCGGGTATCTTGCTCTTCAATCAGGTTCCCTGATTGTGATCTTTGGGGGCGGGGAAACTCGCCCCCTTCAACCATCCAAGGGGTTTAATGCCATGCCGTTGAAAAAAGGTTACAGCCGCAAGTCCATCGGTGAGAATATCAAGATGGAAGAAAAGTCGGGCCGCCCGCGCAAGCAGGCCATCGCCATCGCATTGAACACCGCACGCACCGCCGCCATGAAGGCTGGCAAGCCGTCGAAAGCGCCGAAGGGGAAGAAATAATGCCGGGTGGTCTTTACTCTAACATTCAGAAAAAGCGTGAGCGCATCAAAGCCGGATCTGGCGAGAAGATGCGCAAGCCTGGCACCAAGGGCGCGCCGACCGCAGCCGCATTCAGGGCATCGGCCAAGACAGCCAAGAAGGGCAAAAAATGACGACCATGCTTTACAAATCTCCCGGCGCGTTCAAGCGGAGCGCGACCGAGACGTTTGATCTGTGCATCGTGGAAGATGACGAGATTGAAGCCACCATCAAGGCTGGCTGGCACTTCACCGTGCGCGAGGCTATTGAGGCCGCCAGCGGTGCTGCGCAAGATCCTGAACCCGAGGCCAAGGCTAAACCAAAGCGTGGCCACACGCGCAAATCTGAGGCTCTGTGATGGCATACACCAAGCGCGACATCGTGAACCGGGCATTCGAAGAGATCGGCCTCGCTGGCTATGTCTTTGACTTGGCCCCGCAGCAACTTGAGGGCGCGCTGCAGCGTCTCGACGCGATGATGGCAACGTGGAACGGCAAGGGCATCCGCCTGCGCTATCCACTGCCGTCTTCCAACGCTGCCAGCGATCTGGACCAAGTGATCGGCGTTCCCGATGACGCGCTTGAAGCCATGCACCTCAATCTGGCGGTGCGCATCGCGCCGGGTTATGGTAAAACAGTTTCACCAGACACGAAGGCCAACGCTCAAATGTCTTACAAGGCGCTGCTATCCAGATCGACCTTCCCGACCGAAATG